TGCTCGTGAGGTGATCCGTCGCGAGGATCCAGGAGACCAATGACAGAGGCCCCGGTCTATCAGGACTGGGGCCTTTCTGCAATCTGGCTCCCCGAATGTAACAGTATTCGACGCAGGCGGGGCCGGGCCCAGACAGAGGTCTGGTTCCGGATTCGGCACGTGGCCCTGGATGGTAGAGATGGCGCGGTCGGCGCGACCTACTGCGACCAGACGGTCGAGGTCACGCTAGGCCCGAAGGGGGCGTTCAAGAAGGGCAACCTGGGCACGCTCACGCGGAGGGTGGCCGCGGACAAGGTCATCAGCGCCTTGCCAGAGCCTCGGGGCAAGCCCAAGCCGCCGAGGAAGCCGAAGACGCCCCGAGTGGTTGAACTCCTCCAAATGGCCCTTGAGTGGCAGCTCCAGCTTGACGCGGGCGAGGTCGAAACCCAGGCAGCGATTGCACGGCGCGAGGGAATCACGCGGGCTCGGGTGACCCAGATCATGGCTCTGCTGCGGCTGGCGCCGGAGATCCGAGAACATATACTGGCAATGTCGGAGACGGTCGGTCGGCCTGAGATCAGCGAGCGTTCACTGCGTGCTGTGGTGGCACTGGCGAGTCCTGCCGAGCAGAGGATTCGGTTCCAGGAGCTGGTTGAACACACTGGGTAGGCGAACCCGACTCAGGGCGTCATCACACTCAGCGCACGGTAGTTCGGCATTCCATCCCAGGTCTGGCCGTCCAGGCTACGCCCGTTCTTCTTCTTCTGTGTGCCCCCCCACTGCTTGAAGAAGAACGGAACGCCTTCTCGGCGGCACTGTCTATGGATGTCTCTTACCCAAGCCGCCTCCATGGGCCGAGCTCGAGGCCCGCTCTCTCCGCCTACGATCACCCAGTCGATATCAGATAGATCGATGGCGCCCAGGTGTCCCAGCAGTGGCTCCAGCGACAGGAATCGGATCGCCGCCGGCACTTCACGAAGGTGATCTGCTCGCTGGAGGTAGTCAGCCGTCTCAATCGACACGCCGGCCCACACATTGGGAGGCCACGCCAGTCTGGGAGCGAGTTCGGCCAGTCTCTCAGACCGTTTGGTGAGAACCTGAAACACGTGCCACGACGCTTTCTCCATCGTACGGAATGCACTCGCGATGAACGCGTAGGGAACCTCCTCGTGGAACAGGTCGCTCATGCTGTTGACGAAGATCATGCGAGGCTTCTTCCAGGCCAGGGGAAGCTCGAGACGATCAGGCCAGAGACGCAGGTCGAAGCCTTGCTCGTAGGGGTGGCCGGGGATTCCTCTCCATCGCTCTGCGAAGGTCTCAGCATAGCAGTTCTTGCAGGCCGGGCTGACCTTAGTGCAACCGGTCACCGGATTCCATGTGGAGTCGGTCCACTCGATTGCCGATTCCTTGCTCATGGGCTCTCCGTTCGCTTGTTACCTGACCCCACTAGGAAAGGGCCTGCGTATCTCCGTCGTGGGGACATCGAGCTTCTGGTGCGATCGGGCTCCTGACACTACAGGAACCTAAGCCTCACGTCATCGGGATACGTGTTGGCTCTTCGAGCACCCCCGCCGACCTTGGTGCGTTCACCTGTGATGCGCCCAGCATCCTCTTCTTCACGGAGGGCCTTCGTCATGTGCTTCTTCAGGTACGCTGTCCTGTCTTCTACAAACGTGCGCACCTGGACTCCGGTGACGATCCCCCTGCCCACGAACTCGTTTCGTAGCTGCGAGACGAGCGGCCGCGTGTGGTCAGCTTCGAATAGGACCCGTTGGTTCGGATCCGTGGCGTCTGAGAATCGGAACTCGCCATCTGGGTCAACTCGCCACATCGCCTCCTTCATCTTCAGGTGCCCCAGTTCGTGGTTCGTCGCGAAGAACAAGTAATACTGAGTACGGTTGGTCCGGTCTTTCATCTCGAAGTACCGGACGTACTCGGCGGCTTGCTGCAGTCGCGATTGGTACAGCGTCCGCAGCCCAACGATCCGGTCGCCGCCGTCTCTGGCAATCTGGATGGCCTCATCAGTGCCAAAGGCGTCAACGATGTGCTGGACCACGCCGTCCCTAGGATGCTCAAGGAAGCGATTCAGCGCGTCGACCATGAATGTGATCAGTATCTCACAACGTCGTTGCTTGAGCAGGCGCTGTATCAGGGAGAACGGAATGCCAGAGAAGCCAAACGGATCTATGAACGCGAACGTGGGAGCGATGCTGGCCTTGTTCGACTCTAGGGACTCCAACACGGGGCCGACCTTCTCGTGGAACTTGCCTGCTTCCGCCTGCACTCTGAAATGGCGGGGCACCGTCCTCCCCGCGAGCTCTTTCTTCAAGTGCTCTATTCTGTCCTCGCGCTCATCAATGAACCAAAACACCAACTCGCCGGACAGGTGTCGTCGGTGGCTAGCTGCGACATCCAGAGCAATGATGGGCGAACCTGGCTCTCCGCCCTCGTACCGCCCAGGCCCCGCGAAGCCATCGATGTAGATGATGCGATCATGATAGCTGTTGAGGATCGGGAACCACGCTTGGAGATAGCATCGCAGGATCTCATGCTTGGCTGCGGTGTGCGGGTCGAGGCTCCAGACTGTCTCCTTCGGAGCTGTCATCAACGTGGCCTCTCTGCTTGCTGGATCCTCAGTGCTCCGACGCGGGCACGTGACCACTCCCGATGCGCACGAGCACCATGATGCTAGAGCTCTGTATGAGCATCGCTCTCGTCATCATCGTCGCTGAGATCTATCAGGTCGTGGGACCGGCGTACGACCCCGATCCCGTTGCCTGCGAGTAGAATGGCCAGCTGCTCTCCGTTCATCAGTGCAACAGGGATCGCGTCTGGCCGAGCCGCCTCGCGACGCGCTCCCGGGGAGAAGTCGCTCGTGGTGACGATAAGGCCCTGCTCATGGGCCCCAAGGCTGCCTCGAACTTGCTGGACGACTGGTGCCTGTACATTTCTCTTCCACCTCTTCACCTGCACAGCCATCCGGGTACGAATGGCCTCACCAACAACGAGAGTGGCTCGCACATCGATGCCTCCATCTCCGCCCCGGCCTGTCATCTCGATCTCCTCAAACCCCATCTCCGCTAACATGCGAGCGATGAGCTCCTCAAACTCCTCCCACCTCATCTTAAGGAGTCTGTTCAGGAGAGCTTGTCGGACCTTCTTGTTATGCTGCTCGATCTCGAATGCCAGGCCGCGACCCATCCACCGGGAGAGGCTCACATATCCCTTGCCGTGCTGTACGAACCGGGGCTGCTCACCACGCTTCTGATAGCGACGGATCTCAGTCAGAATCTGGGCGTACATCGTTGCCTCAGGGGTCTTCCCTTCGGTGGCCAGCCAGCCTTGCTCGAGCGCCTTCTCGGTGATGATCCGATAGTGCATGGGCTGCTTGTCGCCGAAGCGCTCTAGAACACGCTGGGCAGCGTCTGTGAATGAGTACCTCTGTTTCCTGCCCTTGCGGGCTGAGGTCCTGGTGTCTCGGCTCCGCCCGGTCGCAGCTGCGTCGCGAAGAGCGAAGACGCCTGGGGATAGGCGGACAAAGGACGATCGATCGCCGTTACGTTTGATGTCGACCGAGAGCGCAGCGTTGACCGTAGCTTCCGGGGTCTTGCCATCTGATTCCCAGAGCTTAGCCTTGAGTATTCGGGTTGTAATCTCCTTCGAGTGCAAGGGCTCTCCTGCTTCTTGGAGCACCCGAATCGCGGCTTCACGGACATTCATGAGTCTGTCTTTCGTCTTCTCGTCTCTGGCCTCTCAAGGAACGAATCAACCAGCCCTTTTTGACTTGCCAGTGTTCCTGCTCGTGCTGTGTCTACAGTTCCCCTTCGAACGCCTTGTCCAGGATCGACGGCAGCATGGCGTCAAGTTCGGCTTCCGCGTCCCGCTGCGACGCCAGCATCTCGCTCACCTTCGCCCGGAGGCGGTTGAACCAGATCTGCTTGTCGTATTCCGGGACGGGAACCTCAATCTCCGCGAGCTTCGCAAGCCCGAGGGTCCGGTTCCTTCCGGCTCCCCCCGGCGCGGCCTCGCCGATTCTCCGAAGTCCCGCCCTCGTCAGGAAGTAGAAGCACAGGAACTCCGGAATTGCGACTCCTTCCTTCGGCACGCAGCTGATGAAACGATGTGACCCGAAGCGCCCTTCGTCCTCTGGTCCGGCAACGGCGATTGCTCCCTCCCACGCGAAGACATTGCTGAAAAGGAGATCGCCGGGTTCTATGCAGAAGAGCCGCTTCGTGCCAACGCTCAGGAAGTCGAGTGCGGGCTTGTGAAACGTCCCTTTCCCGAAGGAACGAATGCCGAGTTCAGGATACTCCTCGCCCGGGCGAATCGCGACTCGGCGGCGTACCAGCGGCGCCACGTCATCCATCTTGCGCAGAGGTGCACCTGAGACGATCCGCGCAATAACACTGCGGAGAAGGGCTTCGGCTTCCTGTTCCATCTGCAGATAGCTATCGCGGGCGTGCTCCAGCTTTGTCGCCAAGGTATCGAGCTTGACGATGAGACGTTCCTGCTCTGCTGGGTCCGGCAATGGAATGCTGATTGCAGCGAAGGCTTCCGGGCGGATGCGGCTCTTGGAAGTAGTGCCCCGCGAAGCGCTCTCACAGGCAGACCAGAACCAACGCGCTCTTGTAATCCAGTAGAACCACCGCGGTAGCAAGGCCGATGAGTTCGGCCTGTAGAGGGGGAATTCCCCCGAGCAGTAGCATCCTGCGAGACCATCCTGAACTACACTGACGCTGCCATGGCGAGCCCATATCTTGTTGACGATAATGTCGTCAGCCTCGACGCGATAGAGCACGGAGTACCGCGTCGCTGAGCCGTCGAGCATCTCTCGCTCGTACGCGCCTCTTCCCCAGAGGCGGACCCCGATTTGCCGATATCCGTGTCCCGGAACAGGACTCTCCGGACGTCGAACGGGGTGTGCGACTTCACCAATGGGCACTCTCGGCCAGCTACTCGCCATCGTCGCTTCCCCCGGCAGGGGCTACGGGCTCGTCCAAGACAGACCTGATCTCCTCTAGGATCTCGCCGACAAGTCTGTTCTTGTCTGCGATGCTCGCCGCGAGCTGCTTGGGCGGGATATGCTCAAGGGCTTCCGCCCCGCGCGGATTCTTGATATCGAGGTTGCAACCGTTTGCAAGGACATCCCGCGCCTCGACTCTCCAAGCATGGGCGCTCTCCTGCCGGCTACGAGCGTTGAACCACTTCAGGAGGTCCACCAGCTCCTCCGACTCCAACGGACTGGTCTTCGTGTACTTCTTACGTCCTTCGGGCAGCGGATGCTCGTAGTACCAGATCACGTCCGTGGGATGGGCCCGGTCGAAGAACAGCAGGTTCGTCTGGATGGGTGTGTACGGCTCGAATACGCCCTGTGGAAGCCTGACGACCGTGTGAAGGTTGAAGTTGGTGAGCAGTTCCTCCTTGATCCGAGCGCAGATGCCGTCACCGAAGAGCGTCCCGTCGGGCACGACAACTGCCGCTCGACCGGGTCTCGGCCTGCGCTTGAGCTTGCGCATGATGAGCTGGAGGAAGAGCAAGGCAGTTTCAGTGGTCTGTTTGTCCTCTGGGAAGTTGCTGAGGATGCCACGCTCCTCCTCTCCGCCGAATGGCGGATTGGTGAGTATCACGTCAACGCGGTCACGGTCGCCGAGTTCGTTGAGCGGGAACCGTAGGCTGTTCTCTGGGTCAATCCGCGGCGCTTCAAGCCCGTGAAGCAAGAGGTTCATTTGACAGAGCAAGTACGGCAGAGGCTTGGCTTCTCCGCCGAAGATCGATTGCTGCTGAAGCGCTTTTCGATCCTCGACGGTCTTCACCTGCTTGCTTAGATGGTTGAATGCCTCGACAAGGAACCCGCCTGTCCCGCAGGCCGGGTCCAGAATCACCTCCCCGAGGAGCGGGTTGACTGCCTCGACCATGAACCTGACCACTGGGCGCGGCGTGTAGAACTCGCCCGAGTCTCCTGCCGCGTCCCGCATTTCCCGCAGCATGGACTCGTAAAGATGGCCGAGGGTGAAGAGCTCGTCCTTGGACTCGAAGTGGATCGTGTTGACAGCGTTTATGACGTCCCGAAGCAGATAGCCGGACTGAATACGGTTCGTTAGACGGCTGAAGACACTTGCGATCACCCGCTTGCGACTGGTTGGACCGTTCTGCAGCCCGCTCAGGTACGTGAAGAGGCCTGGACCCCTTGAGCCGTCAGGTCTGACGGCCTCGTCTTGGTTGATGAAGGCAACTAGCTCCGGCCCGGTGATCCCGCTCTCCTGAGCGGCCCAGTCGCGCCAGCGGTAGGGTGCTTCAATAGTCGGCCTGTACCTGGCACGCCGCATCTTGGCCCTGGATTCCTCAATCTCCTCCATGTCGTCGAGAAACTTGAGGAACATCACCCACGTGAGGAGCGGCAGGCGGTCGAGGTCTCCGGACAGGCCCTTGTCCTTGCGCATTATGTTGCGGCAGGACTTGATGATGTGACCGAGTCTTTCAGCCGTCGTCTTGGGTTCCTGTGATTTCCTTCTGCGCTTCGCCATGTTCTTTCCCTATGCCGCGTACAGTAGCGTCTGTAACTCCCTGACGGCCCTTGCCAGTCTGTCCTCGCCTCCGAAATAGCGGGCGATCTGGATCACATTGCCTCGTTCGCTGATCGGGGGCACCTCCAGCACATCGGGCACGACGAACTGCGCCGCGCCGTGCTCCGTGTACTTGTCCAGCAATTCGTTTAGGATCTCCCTAGCCTCCGGTCCGTACTGCTCGAAGAAGTCCTTCTTCTCAGAGCGGAGGCGCTGCGCCCGTTCGCGTCGCGACCTTAGAGGAGCATTGAACGCGAAGTGGCAGAGGAGATCGAGGGGATCTGCGCCAGGTTGATTCGCCGCCTCCGCCAGCTGGTCGAAGTCGATTCCGCGCTCCGCTAGTCTGTCGATGATCTGCGTCCTACGGTCCGGGTCAGCCCACCCCTTGCGGAGGTCCGCTGCATTGGTGAAGAGAGTCCGCACCCGCTCAGCTGTGTAGTCGGTGAAGCTGATCACGCGAAGTTGCTTGCCGTCGGCGTCGAGCTCGTAGACCAAATGAGACGCGATCTCGACATGACCCCCGTCGAAGTAGTACTTCCTACGCGGGCGGTCTTCCCCGAAAGGAATCTCCGACTCCGCAACTCGCTCCATATCTTCCCACGGCTCTTCGGGAGTAAGCACAACCTCGCCCTCGGTGGGCCGGCCTTCTTCGTCGATCCGTTGTTCCGTCTCAATGACGGGGTCTCCGTCGAAGTCGGGATCGGCGAACAGGCGGGTCGCCGAGCCTGTGTAGTCCAAGATGCTGAAGAACAGCTTGCCGTAGTCGTCGCGAACACGTGTGCCCCGCCCGATGATCTGCTTGAACTCGGTCATCGACTTGATGACGCGGACGAGAACTACGTTCTGCACCGTCGGCATATCCACTCCGGTAGTCAGCATCTGCGAGGTGGTGAGGATCACCGGAGTGCGCCTCTCCACATCCTGGAAGTTGCTTAGGTGCCCTCGACCTACCCCGCCCTCATCCGATGTCACTCGGCACACGAAGTCAGGGTGCGCTCGTGCGAGGTCCGCGTTCAGATTGTTCAGGGCACGACGAATCTCGTCGGCGTGCTCCTGGTCCACACAGAACACGATGGTCTTGGCGTAGCGGTCTGTCTTCTTCATGTACTCGGTTACGTGGCGCGCGACCGCCTCCGTCCGCGCGCGCAGTGATACCACCCGCTCGAAGTCGTTGGTGTGATACTCCTCATCCGGGATCTCGCGACCGAAGCGGTCCAGGTCCCCGTGGCTGGGACGCCAACCAGCTGCATCCCAGGATGTGATCACTCGGTGAACGCGGTAGGGGGCGAGGAAACCGTCTTCGATGCCCTGGCGCAGGCTGTATTGGTAGACCGGATCGCCGAAGTACCGATAAGTGTCCGCGTTATCATCTCGACGGGGCGTCGCAGTCATCCCAATCTGGAAGGCCGGGCTGAAGTACTCGAGGATCTCCCGCCAGTTGCTCTCATCCTTGGCACTTCCACGGTGGCACTCGTCCACGACTATCAGATCGAAAAACCCGGGCGCATACTCGCGGTAAAGACCCGGGCGGCGATCGTCGCGTGCGATTGCCTGGTAGATGGAGAAATACATCTCCCGGCTCTTGTTGGCGACGCCGCCGGTGATCTTCCAGCGCGCGTCACCGAATGCTGTGAAGGTCTTGGCCATGGGATCATCTACCAGGATGTTCCGGTCGGCCAGATAGAGGATGCGTGGCCGGCGGTACTCTTCCGTCCGGTTCCAGCGGGAAGACCAGAGCTTCCAGCAGATCTGGAATGCTACAAAGGTCTTGCCCGTCCCCGTGGCCATGGTGAGCAGAATCCGACGTCGTCCCTGGAGCACGGATTGAACGGCGCGATTGATGGCGATTTCCTGGTAGTACCGTGGGGACTTCCCAGCGAGGCGGTAGGCGGGAGTGAGGAGCGTCTCCACGGCCTCGGAGGCTAGGGACTCAGCGGCCGTGACACGCGCCCACAGCTCGTCCGGCTCGGGAAAGACATCGACCTCTCTTTCCCGGCCGGTGGTGTAGTCGAACTCAATGATGCCGCGACCGTTCGTGGCATAGGCGAACTTGAGGCCGAGGATCTCTGCGTACTCCTTCGCCTGTTGCAGCCCCTGGCCAGGGGTCGCGTAGGAGGGCTTGGCCTCAACCACGGCTATCGGCATGTCCGCCCGGTAGCGGAGGATGTAGTCAGCACGCTTGCCCGGTCGACGATGGCCCTTGCGTCCAGACACGACGATACGCCCGTCCGTGAAGGTCACCTGCTCGTTGATGCGATGTGGTTCGTCGTCCCAGCCTGCTTCCTGAAGCTTGGGAACCACGTAGCGACGACAGGTGTCGGCCTCATTCATTCGCGGCGTGGCCCCTTTCGTGGCGAGAACCCTCGTGCACCGTCATGTTCGACATTGTAGACCTGGTCCCGGGTGTCACCGTACATCAACGGGCAACTGCAGTCTTCCTTCCTCAATCATCCTCGCGCAGAAGGCATCAAGTTGAGCTCTGGCCAGCTTGGAGGGTCTTGCCTTGCCGTTCTCCCACCGGTTGACCGTGGCGTAACTCACATTCAGCGCACGCGCCAGATCCTCTTGACTCATGCCAAGCTGCTTTCGGATCGACTTCACAAGGGTCGGGAGCTTGTGCCCTGGCGTCTGCATCGATTCTCCTCACCGTCCCAAGTCTGGAACGACTTGCAGATGCTATATCATCCGAGATCCGTCGTCAAGATTACGTGCCCGCAATATCAGCAAGAGGCCCGGTCGACGATTCGACCGGGCCCACAGGCATGCTCCAGGAGTCGCGGACAGCACGTAGCGGTTGCGGGGTCTCTCCCTTCTGAAGGTCGTTCCCGTGCTTCCGGGGCCGCTCGTTCAACCCCTCTTCAGCGAGTCCACCAGCCCAGGCAGCACCTTCTCCGCCGTCCGGCCGATGACGTAGCCGCCGAGTCCGATCTCGACGATGTCCCAGAGCTTCAGAGCCTCGGCCTGGGTCAGGTTGGGAGCTGACCAGCCGAGCCAGCGGGCGACGATGAGCGCGACGAACACGAGCATCGTAATGGGCCGCCAGGTGCGCTGGAGCCAGTTCTGGCCCTGCGCCTCGGCCTTCACGACCTCGGCAGCTGCCTTCTCGATCTCGGAGGTGCGCTCGAGGACGGCGGCCTGGAGCGCTTGCTGCAGCTCGACGCGCTTGAGCTCATTCTCCGGGTCCGGGAAGATGCGCTCGGCGACCGAGCCCGCGATCTTCCCGACGATTCCGATGATGGTTCCGAGCATCGTCTCTCCTCTCAGGCGTAGGCCCGATTGAGCCAACCGTTACGGAACGTCGCCTGATCCGCGTCTCGCGCGACACGAAGCCGGTATTCGCCGGCGGCTTCCGAACGCAGAGCTGCCAGGAGAACTGTTTCATCCGCTCGACCAGCCGCATCCCAGGTCTCCGGCCCGAGGCGCCCGTCGATCTTCACTCGGATGCCGCAGGCGCGCAGGGCTCGCTGCAGGCAGGAGATCACGGTCCGTTCCCCGAGATTCACGGCGAGGTCGAAGACCTTGATCGCAACGGCTCCCGGAAGCTGCTCGTATCGGCGTCCGCGCCAGTACCGCTCCCAGTAGACCTCGATGGCCTGCGCGCGAGTGAGCTCTCGCACGTTGACGTCGGGATTGAATCGCTGGGAGATGCCATACTTCGTCGCACCGCCGTGATCGTTCGGGTGATCCGTGTACGTCTCCCCCTCATGCGCGAGAACGATCTCGATCGCTCGTTCGAAGAGATCTCGGCTTGTCATGTCACCCCTCCCTCCTGGCGGGTTCCAGCGGGTGCCCGGCTACGTCGTTGTCTCGGTGACGCCGGCCGCGAGCTGGAGTGTGCCTTTCTCGATCGTGTAGATCTTGGCCGTCACGAGCTTGATCTGGATGTCGTGGACGTAGCGTTTGCTGCCGACGTTCGTGGTGTCCGCCGGCGTTAGGTCAAACCGCAGGTCCCCGTCCACACCCGGCCCGCCTGCTTCCACGATCTGACCCGTCCCCGGCACGTCCGTCGTCGTGATCCTCTTCTGGAGCTTCGCGTCGCTGTCGGGCTGTCTCGGATGGTGCTTGACTGTGAGCCACGCGGTATCGATGGCGGCTGGGAGATCAGTCACGGTGCGGCGTACCTCCAGGTCATCGCCTACCACGAACCCCGTGATCTCAACTGTAAGGTCGGACATCAGTGGAGCCTCCTCGGTCCACGGACCCAGGCGTCCTCCGGGTCGCACCGCAGCGACCGGCTGTGGGCCCACGCCACCGCCCTAGCCCGAGCATGCGAGGCCCCGACAGACCTGGTTCCGAAGTGTCGCGCCAGGGGCTCGAACCAGACGGCGGTGAGACGGCAACTCGCGATCCCGCGGCCTGTCGCAATCGCGGACGCCGTCGGCTCCTCCGTCCACGCATCACAGAGTGCCGTCCCGCGTCCTGTTGATGTCGCCCCCGCGAGTGCCAGAACCGTCGCGGCGGCTTCTGCTTCTCCCCGGCCAGTCACGGTAGAACTGGCAGCAGCGGTAACGACTGGGACCACGTGTGCCGAGCCGCGACCCGTGGCCGTAGAGGCGCAGACAGCCGTGACCGATCCCACCGCATCGGCAGTCCCCACACCGGTAGTCGTCGCCGCGCCGGCTGCGGCAACGGACGCAACGAGCTCCGCCAATCCGCGTCCAGTGACGATGGAGGACCCGCTGGCCGTCACAGTCGCTGCGGCCGCAGCGGCTCCTACCCCGGTCACCGTGGCTACGCCGGACGCCGTGACGGTCGCGGAAGCGCCCGCATACCCGCGTCCCGTGGCCGTGGCCTCCGGGATCGTGTACATGATGTGGAGCCTGCACTTCGAGTACTTGCGGTTGAAGTCGATGCCCCACGACGGGTCACCGCTCCCCTGGGTGCTGTCGTCCCAGACCTTGACGTCGGTCTCGCCGGTGAGATTGACGTACGCCTCGGGACCGTGTCCGTCCTCATCGAGATCCACGAGCGTCCCGTGGGCGGGCTTCGAGTCCAGCGTAACCATCAAGGTGCCGGCGTTGAACTCCTCTGCCGTCCCGTCGAGCGCTCCCCCGATGAACGTGCCGATGGAGAACTTGAGCCGGTAGTATTGGGGCATGCCGAAGGGTTGGTACTTGGAGAGGTAGATCAGGAACCCCACGAACTCAATCTGCGCGTTGTTGGGGATGCTAGCGGTGTTGAAGCTGAAGAACGCACGCCAGTTCGTGTCAGAGAACATGCTCTGACCGGTCTGGCACTCGTCGGAGCCGGTGGCGGCGACGTAAGAGGATGGCGGCGTGTATGTGATGTTCCCGCTCTTGGCTTCCAGGAACGGGAGCGTCGCGATGTAGATCATGGCGGTGACTTTCCCCGGCGGCCTCGAGAGCCTGCCGCAGTGCGGCTACTCCATACGCAGCTTCAGGTCCCCGGCCGCGATCTTGAGGGTCCCGCCCGTGTTGACGACCTGCGGCTCATCAAGCGCGCCGTGGTGGAGCAGGTTCCCGCCGGTGGCCGCGTCCTTGGCGCCGAAGTGCGTGATGGTACCCCAGGCGGCCGTGGCTGTCGGGAACGTGATGCTGTCGGCGTTGTCAACGAGCTTGCCGTCCCCGTCCGTCACCGCGATGTTGAACTCAGGCGCTCCTCCCCCGCTGGGGTTCACGAGGACCCTTGCGTATCCCCCGCCCGAGACCTCGGTCCCCATGTCTGCGTCCGTCGGGTCGGAGGTGTAGAGCGCGATGTAGACGCCCGCGGGCGGCGTGAACGAGACGCCGTTGTAGGTGTGGTCCAGGTACTTCGCCTCCAGATAGTCGGACAGTGCGCTCATGGTTCATCTCCTTCACCGGGTCACGCGCCCGGCCTCACTGCCACTACACCCTGATGCCGCCCGGTCAAGACGGCTGGGCCCGCCTTGCTCCCGTCGCCGTTCCCGCCGGGGCTCTGTGTCTCTGCGGACTCATCCTCTTCGCTCTCGGGCTTCTCCTCGGACGCACCCGCGCCTTCCGAGATTGCAATGCCGTATTGCTCTGCCAGCGCCTGCTCTCGTGCGAGCTCGGCGAACACGTCCTCGATGTCCTCGCCCTTCTCGGCGAGGAACCCGGTGCGCGTGCCGAGCCCGTTCTGGATCGAGAGCACGGCCGCCTTCGCCTCTTTCTCCGGGTCGATCCACTGCCAGCCTCTAGGCCTATGCCTGACGGCCGTGTACCGTGACGGATCGCGGGAACCGAGCTTGAGCGTTCCCGACAGAAGCGCCATTCCGAGCCACGCGGAGTAGAGCGGCCGCCGCCACATGTCGATGAGGTCCTGCTGGATGGAACGCCAGTCGTCGCGCTCGACGAGCGCGAAGCTACGCATCGTGGAGTAGCTCACGCCCTCGGCATCGTTGGCGAGCACGTTGTAGAACACACTGAACCCGGAGGCGATCTTGCGGAGCATCTGCTTGATGAAGGCCGGGAACTGCGCCGTCGGATGCTCGGGCTCCCACGCCTTGAACTCGTAGCCGTCAGGGACGATCTCGAACGTGCCGGGGTTGGCCTCCATCCCAGCCGGGCTCGCGTCGCTCGCAAGGTCCCCCACCACCGAGTCCGACCGCTTCTCGAAGAGGCCCATCTTCGAGGCGCCGATGCGCGCGGCGACCGCCTCGCTCTCCTCGTAGGCGTTCAGCATGTGCGCGGGAACCATGACCGAGTGGACCCACGTGACCCCGCGGGTCTGGTTCACGCGCTCGGGGTCATAGAGGTGGAGCATCTCCGAGGCTGGCACGAAGTAGCGCTCGCGCATGATGTCTACGATGGACGCAGCGCCCTTGTTCCACACCCAGAACCCGACCGGCCGGGAGAGCGCGTCGACCTCGACGCCCATCCGGATCTCGTTCTCGCTCCCCCTGCGCGGACGGTTGAAGGTCTCGTCGATGAGATCTGCGTCGATCGCCTGGACGGCCAGGCGGTGGGGGTTCCCTTCGAACCCTCTCCAAAGCCGCACGAACGCCTCGCCGTCGCAGGCCATCGTCTTCAGGATGACCTTCTCGAACCGGCGGAGCGTGAGCCTGCCATCGACGGTGACCGGCGAGTTCGCCCAGTCGTTCCACGCGGCCTCGATGGCGGCGTTCACCTCCGCGTCCGGCTCTCCGTCCCTCCGCGCCTGAGCCTGGAGCTTGATCCCCATGGGCCCGATCACGTTGTTCGTGAGCAGCCGGAAGTAGCGCTTGACGTAGCTGTTGTTCCGCCCGAGCTCGCGTGCCCGGGCGCGGAGCAGCCTGATGTCGCCACGGATCTCGTCGTCCGCCGTGCGGGACTGCGCGATCCAGTCGAGCAGGAGCCGGTGGACGCCTGCCCCGTCGAAGACGCCCCTTGCGCCCCGGACCTCCCGCCAGGCAAGCCGGAACGCCCGGCCCAGCCGCTGATGGAAGGGCCGCCGCGTCATCGGTCAAACCCCGTTCCGGTGAACGAGACGAGCACTGGCCGGGTCACGAAGTTCGGGTTCTTCAGGCGCGCGAGGCGGGACTCGAGGCTCGTGAGGAGGTCGACGGCCTCCTTGACCGGCATCTTGGAGACCGCGCGGCCCGCGATCTGGTAGGACTCCATCGCCGTGGGCAGCCGCCCCTCGATGTGCGACTTCAGGGCGGCGATGGCCCGCTCCAGCCACTCCTGCTCGCTTCCCTCAGTCGCCTCGGCGAGGTTCGGAAGGATCGTGACGATGCCCGACGCGACCTCGTAGACCTCCCCCGCCGCGTTGCTGACGCGCTCCACCCACTTGTAGAGCCCGGCAGCGAACGCGCCTCCGGTGTCATCCGCGGCGATCGTCAGGATGAAGTCGTCGCCGTCCGCGTCGGCGGTCTTGGCGAGCACGCTAGCACCCGCGAGATGGAGCCTGAGCGTCCAGCCGTCGCTTGCCGGGTAGTCGGTGAACCGTCTCCGGTACTTCACCGTCGTGCCGGCCGCGAACGACTCAGGAAGTGATGTGAGCTCCTGTGTCATGCGGTCACGCTGACACACCGCGAGAAGGCCGACCAACCTAAATGACATTTAGTTTGGTGCGCTCTTCTCGGATGCGTCATCAGTGGACGCATGAGCAACGCACCGATCGACACGAGGAAGACGCGCACCATCAAGGTGCCGCGCATCCAGTACCGCGACTTCGACGTGGAGCTCGAATCCCGCGCGGACGGCGGCGAGGACGAGGTCCGGCTCTATCCCGTCTCCTTCTCGAGCGAAGAGCCCGTCCGCCGGTTCTCGTGGGACACGTGGGAGGACTATGACGAGATCCTCTCCCACGCTCCGGGCGACGTCGACCTCTCCCGCGCGAAGAACGGTCTCCCCCTCATCAAGTCACACCAGCGGCTCATGCACTTCGGCTCGGTAACGGACGTCGAGCTCGACGAGAAGCGCAAGCGCCTGCGAGGCATGGCGAGCTTTTCATCCATTCCGCTGGGCCAAGAGCAGGAGACGATGCTCCGCGAGGGGCACATCGCGACGGTGTCGGTCGGCTACCAGGTCCTCTCGATGGAGATGGTCTCGAAGGACAAGAAGACCGGCATCGCCACCTACCGATGCACGTGGATGCCCTACGAGGTCTCTACCGAACCGATCCCGGCGGACCACAAGGTCGGCTTCGGCCGCGCCGACGCGGCGGACGTCGATCTCATTGAGCTCACGGTCGAGGAACCGGCCACGGAAGGAGAATGCACGATGAGCACGGCAGCAGGAACGCAGCCCACCGAGACCCCGGCGAAGCCGCCCGAGGTCGTGGCCACGCCGAAGGAGACTCCGCCCGAGCACGTCGAGGTCCGCGACAGAGGAGCCGAGGCGGCCGAGATCATGGAGATGGCCCAGGCACACGGGATGACCGACAAGGCGGCCGGGTGGATCCGCCGGGGCCTCACACCCGACCAAGTCTCGCGAGAGATCCTGAACGCCGTCAGAACCCGCGGCCCGGGCCAGCCGTCGGCTGAGTCGCTCGAGGCGATGCCGGCTAAGGACAAGAAGCGCTACTCGGTCCACCGCGCGATCCGCATGCAGGCCGAGATCATGGACGGCAAGCGGAGCCGGTACGACGGGCTCGAGGCTGAGGTCCACGAGGAGCTCGCCAAGCACCGCACGGGCGCGGACCATGGCGGGATCCTCGTCCCGTGGCGCATGCGCGGCGACGATGAGCTCGGGCTGGACGGCGCGCGCGTCCTCGGCACGACGCAGCCCACCGGCGGGGCGACCCTCGTCGGCCAGCAGGTCATGCCCGACATGATCGACCTCCTGAGGAACCGCGCCCTCGTGCTGGTGGCCGGCGCGCGGCTCTTCCCCGGCCTTCAGGGCGTCGTCTACTTCAACAAGAAGACCGGGGCGCCCTCCGTCACGTGGATGGAGGAGAACCCTCCGGCGGACGCCCCGCAGTCGGAGCCCGCGTACGGGTACGTCTCCCTCTCCCCGAAGACGCTCATCGGCCAGGTCCAGATCCCGCGCCAGCTGCTTGTCATGTCCTCGATCGACGTCGAGGCCGACATCCGGAGCGACCTCGCGACCGGGCACGGCCTGGCGCTCGACCTCGGGGCGCTGCACGGGAAGGGCACGGACAAGCAGCCCGTGGGCATCTACTCGGCGGCCGACGTGCAGTCGCATCCCGTGGGCGGTGTCCCGGACCTCGAGGACATCACCACGATGCCCGCCCTCGTCGCGGACAAGAACGCCGACCTCGGGTCCCTCTCCTGGATGACCACCCCGCTCATGGCGGGCGTGCTCAAGCGCACGCCGGTTGTGTCCGGTTACCCCGTCTTCCTCTGGGTCGGCACGTACCGCGAGGGCGAGCTCGGCGGCTACCCCGGCCGGACCACAAACCAGATCTCGAAGACGCTCGGCGCGGGCTCGAACGAGCACGGGCTCATCTTCGGCAACTGGAACGACCTCCTGATCGGCATGTGGGGAAATGACCTCGAGATCGTCGTCGACGTCGTAACCAAGGCGGCGCGCGGCCAGATCCTCATCACGAGCTACTCGATGGGCGACACGGCCGTCCGTAGAGGCGAGTCGTTCGTGAAGGGCACGGGCGCCACGATCTCGTAGGGGGGCGCATGGCTGACCAAGTGAAGATCACGATCGAGATCACGACGGGGCACTGCCTGGGCGGCGAAGGGAATGACGTCTTCCCCGGGCAGGTCCTCGTGGCCCCGAGGGACCTCTCCATCGCGGACGCGAGGAAGAAGGTCCGCATGGGCTACGCCCGGATCATCCTGGGCGAGCCCGAGCCCCCGCCAGAGACAGACGAGGGCGCGGGGCCCGCCGTCGTTGCACATGCGGACCCGGAGTTGGAGAGCCGGGACCCCGACACCAAACCACCCAAGAGCACGCGCAGGCGCCGGCCCAAGACCGGCGGGAGGTAACGGAATGACCCATCTTCTGAACGCACTGGCGCAGACCCTCGGACTCGTGCTCGTTCCGGCGGCCAGCTACGACGCGACCGTCGAGGGCACGGGGATCGACGTCCTCGACTACGAGGGCGTCGCGCTCGCCGTGCTCAACGCATCCGCGGGCACGGGCACCACGCCGACGCTCGATGCGAAGCTCCAGCACTCGGACGACGACTCCACCTACGCCGACGTGACCGGCGGGACATTCACGCAGGTCACCGACGTCGCGGGCACCGCCGGCGTCCAGGTCCTCAAGGTGAACGTCTCCGATCTCAAGCGGTACGTCCGCGTGGTCGGGACCATCGCCGGAACGACACCCTCGTTCGACTTCGGCGCGGAGTTCATCGGGATCAAGAAGGCGAGCTAGCCGTGGCGGTTCTCGGTGAAGCGGACGTCGCGGCGATGCTGGCCGATCTCGAGGAGGCCGGAGGCGGCGTGGCCGTGACGCTGGGCGATGTGACCGTGACCGGGCTCCTCGATCGTGAAGCCGTGGAGATCCTGGGAGGCGAGATGCCAGCGGTCGTTGCGGCTGACGAGACCGTCCACGTCCGGAGCGGGGCCCTTCCCGGCCTCGCTTCGGGCGTGCCGGTCACCGTGGACGGCACCGACTACGTGGTCTTGAAGGTTCTCACCTACGGAGACGGAGCGATGACGCGCGTCGCATTGAGGAAACCATGAGCACGATCCGCGAGCAGATCGTCGCCTCGGCCGTCACGGCACTCGGAACCGGAGCTCCCTCCGGTGTCCCCGCGCCCGTGCGCACGCGACTCGACTCCCCGAGCGCCGACCAGCTCCCGGCACTCACCGTCTACCAGGCGGCGGAGACTGTCGAGACGATGCGCGACTACAAGGCCGGCGGCACGAGCCGTGGCCCCATCGTCCGTCGGACGCTCATCTTGAACATCGAGGTGATTACGAAGGCCGACGAGGGCGCCGAGCCGGACAAGGCGGCCGATCCCATCCTCGCCTGGGCGACGAAGGCGTTCGGAGCGGCCGGCAACTTCGGCGGACTCGCGAACCAACCGGCGGACGAGGTCGGCACGAAGTTCGAGTACGAGCAGGGCGAGACATCGTTCTGCCGGGCGACGATGACGTTTCGGATCGAGTACCAGTCACGGGCGGACGACGCGGAAGCCGTGGCGTAGGGCCGCGGACCGCACCGCCAGGAGGAAACCATGCCCGAGGTTGTGAACGGCAACAACATCCTGCTCGGCCGGGGGAAGATCTACTTCGACCGGTTCGATACGAGCGGCGCTAGGACGGGCGAGTTCTTCCTCGGCAACTGCCCGACCTTCGAGATCACTCCAACCTCCGAGGACATCAAGAAGTACTCGAGCGCGGACAAGGCGGCGGACCTCATCGCCTCGGACGTCTTGAGGACCACGCTCGCGCTCAGGATCGTCGGGGACGAGTTCTCGAAGGAGAACCTCGCGATGGCGCTCTTCGGGGACACCGCGACGCTCACACAGACCGGTTCCTCGGTCACGGCGGAGGAGATCGACAGCGTTCTTCAGGGCCGCTACTACCCGCTCACGAAGCGTGACGTAAGCCTCGTGACGGTGACCGGCTCAGGCGGTACGCCTACCTACGTCGTGGACGACGACTACAAGGTCGACGCCGTGAGCGGCCGCATCTACATCGTCGAGGGCGGCGACATCACCGACGACACGGACATCGAGGTCGACTTCACATACGAGACGATCGCCCTCCCCACCATTCGCGGCATGAACCAGACCTCCATCAAGGGATATCTGCGGTTCATCGGCGATCCCGCGCGAGGGCCCAAGTACGAGTGCGAGATCTGGCGGGCCTCGGTCCGAGCCGACGGGGCGATCGGGTTCATCGCCGACGAATACGCGAGCTTCACCTTGACCGGCGACATCGAGTCCGACGCTGCGAACCACCCCAACGAGCCGCACTACAGGCTCATCAGGATCGCGTGATGGCGATGACCGAGAAGCACGTTCTCGGGAGACGGACGTTCCTCACGATCAAGGAGTCCACCGTCGAGCAGGACTTCCGGTTCCTCGCGCTGGTCAAGCGGGCGCGGCTCGACGAGGTCACCCTAGAGCCAGGGGAGAGCCCGGAAGGCTTCGCGCGCAGGCTGCTTGAGGCGGCGGTCGAGAGCGCAGCCATCCTCGAGATCCTCGGATGCCTTCTCGTTCCAGAGGAGGCGGTCCCGCGCGGAAGGGACCCTGGCGAGGCCTGGACCCGGGAGATGGCCGAGGAGACCGCGCGGTTCATCGGCGGGCTCAAGAAGCCCGAGGACAAGGACAAGATCCATGGCCTCGTGCTCTCGCTTCTCATCCCTTTTGTCGAGAGCGGGATCGTCTCCTTGCGGACTTCGATGACGTCCTCAGACGGGGCGGTCCCGAGCACGAGGAAGGGCCGACGGAGCCCGGGCGCTACGGGTCCTGGACAGGGCTCGTCCTCGAGCTCGGCCAAGGGGACCACGAACACGCGGAACGGATCTTCCGCTGGCCTCTCCGGGCGGCTCTCGACTCCTACCGCGTGAGAATGCGAACGGCGGCGCTCGAGGACTACCGGCACCGGCTCCTCTGCTGGTGCGTGATGGCCCCGCACTACGGGAAGGGCTCAAGGCCACGTCCTCCTGCGGTCCCCGAGATCCTGAGAGGACGGCGCAGGAATGGCTGGTAGGCCCGACGTCAGGGTAAGACTCTCGGCTGAAGGCGTCGCGGAGGTCGTCGCGGCGCTCAAGCGCGTTCAGGCCGAATCGCAGAGAACGGCCCAGAAGCAGTCGCGCGGCTTCCAGGGCCTGAACCGCATCCTCGGAAGCACCAGGAACCTGCTGGGCGGCCTAGGGCTAGCGCTGGGCGTCCACCAGTTCCAGCGATGGATCCGTGGCGCCGTCGATGCCGCCGACGCGATCGCCAAGACCGGGAAGCGTGTCGGCGCCGCCGTAGAGAACCTCTCCGCACTCCATCTCGTCGCCAGGATCTCCGGCTCCAGCCTTGAGGAAGTGGCCAAGGCACTCGCCAAGCAGAACAAATACATCGGCGACGCCGCGGCCGGGAACCCGAAGGCGATCGCCTCATTCCGCGACCTCGGCCTCACGCTTGCGGACTTCAAGGGCAAGGACGCCGTTGAGATCTTCGAGCTGATCTCGCAGCGGATCACCGCCCTTCCCAGCCCGATCCAGCGCGGCAAGGCGGCCATGGACATCTTCGGCCGCTCCGGCTCGAACCTGATCCCCACCATGAAAGACCTCGCGGACGAGGGCCTCGGAGCTGTGATCGAACGGGCGCGCGAGCTCGGTGTGCTCATCGATACCGACCTCGCGGCGTCCGCAGAGCGCATCAAGGACGACTTCGAACTGCTCAAGGCGCAGTCCGAGGGGTTGGGCACGCGCCTGGCGGCCGGTCTTGTGCCCGAGGTATCGCAGGCCCTGCAGACCATCAGCGGAGACCTCGCACAGACTACGGACGCGTGGGAGTCGTTCGGTGCGGGCATCGGGCGGGTGATCAAGTGGATCGTCGCCGTAGTCTCGGCCGGCTTCGACTACGCGGGGACGTACCTCGGCATGATGATGAGTGCGATTGACGCGGGGATCCGCAGTCTCGTGGACCTCATTCGCGGCGACCTCGACAGCGCGCGGCGGCACATGCAGACGTTCGGTCGGTTCGCCGGCAGGGAGGCCGAGAACATCCGGGAACGCATGAAAGGGCGCTTCGAGCTCGCGGTGTCCACGCCTCCGCCCAGAGCCGAAGGAGAAACGACGACGGGAGCCGAGGGCGAGATCGAAGAGGAAGCGGCCGAGCTCGCCGCGAAGCGCGCCCAGGCGCTCCAGATGGCACTCGACCGGGAGCTCGCGCTTGCCAAGACCGCAGCCAGCCTGCGAAGCGCGGCCGAGAAGCGCGCGTTCGAGGAGGGCCTGAAGGACATCCGTACCTACTACGCCGACCGACGCGCGATCGTCGACCGCGCGTATGAGGAGGAGCTCGCGGTCCTGGAGCAGAAGCGCGGGCTCCTGGATGAGATGACGGATCCCGGCATGCGCCTGCAGGAAGAGAAGAAGGTCGACGCGGCGCTCGCCAAGGCCAGGCTCGAGCACGAGAACGCGGTCGGTGCGCTCCTGTTCGAGGAGCGGGAGACCGTCAGGAGCATCGCCCGGGAGCGCATCGCTCTTGAGAAGACGTTGCTCGAGGCCCAAGGGAAGCGCATCGAGGCCGAGCGGCTGGGGTTCGAGGAGCAGATCGAACAGGCGGATCTTCTGCTCAGGAAGCAGGGCACCTCCGACGAGAAGCGCGAGGCCGTGCTCGCACGCCTCCGGGCGGCGCTTGAGGCGGGCGCGGACTTCGAGGAGGCGAAACGCGATGCCGAGGCCGCGCTCGCGGAGTTCGAGGCCGCAAGGGCGGAAGTGGAAGCACGCACGCCGGCCGGGCTCCTCTCCCAGTTCGAGGCGGAGGTGCAGATCCTGGCGCTCGAGGAGGGCCGGATCGAGACCTTGAAGGAGCTCGCGCTGGCACTCGAGGCCGCTGCCGAGGCCACGGGAGACCCTGAGAAGATCGCACAGGCCCAGAGCTTCGCGGCCGCCATCCGGGAGATCGACTACTCCGTGCAGGCGTCGGCCGACTCGTTCGGGCGCTTCAAGGAGACGGCGCTCGACTCCGCGACCGATGCCCTCACGGACTTCCTCGACAAGGGCATGGAGGGCTCGAAGTCCCTCAAGGACGCCTTCCGCGACATGGCACTCGCCATCATCGCTGATCTCCGGAGGCTCGCGGCGCAGCTCATCGCCACCGCGATCGTGAAGAAGATCGCGGGGCTCTTCGGCGAGGGCGGCGTCGTCGGAGGCGAAGGCGCCGAGGCCAAGGCGGAAGGCGGCCTCTTCCGCGGGCGCGGTACTGGGACGTCCGACTCGAACCTCGTCTGGCTCTCGAACGAGGAGTACGTCGTGCGGGCGGCCGTCGTCCGGCAGCCTGGTGTGCTCAAGCACCTCGAGGACTTGAACCGCCAGGGTGTGCGCTCTCTCGTGTCCACGCCTGTGATCGCCGACGTTCCCGCCACGCGCTTCGCGGAGGGAGGCCTCGTTGAGAAGGGCGCTGTCGCGGACGACGGCGGGGTCCTGAACGGGCGGCTCGTACTCGGCCTCGAGGATGGACTGGTCCTGCGCGAGATGGACACGCCGACAGGCCAGCGGATCCTGATCCGCGCTCTCAGCAACAACCGCCGGGCGGTGCGCTCGGCCCTGGGGATCTAGCGATGTTCACGACCGGCACAGCGAGCAACTACGCGGACCTCTTGGACCGGCTGCACGCGTTCCTCACGGCGAAGGGCTCCGCCTTCGGGCTGGCCTATTCGGGCACCGGAGATGGAACGTTGACCGGCTACTCCGGCGGGGCTTCGTCAATCGCCGAGACGTTCACAATCACGGCCACATCCTCGAGCTCCTTCGATGTCGTGGGCTCGGTCTCCGGCTCCATCGGTCCGGCCACGGTCGGCACTCCGTTCGCTCACGCGAAGCTCGAGTTCCTGATCTCAGCCGGCGGCACGCCGTTCGTGAGCGGCGATGCCTTCACGCTTTCAACGGCGCCACCGTGGGTGGGTCTCCGAAAGACGCTCGGGGCCCGGGTCGAGGCGACCCAGGGAAACACAGGCATCAAGGCAGTCCAGAACATCGTCGACGGGAAGAACGGCACGTCGGACTCCTACTGGCGTGTCCAGTCCCCGATCACAGTGCCGCAGAACGTGGAGTTCACCTTCTTCGAGTCCGAGACGATCGCGAGCTACCAGATCGCCTCGTTCATGGACTACTACTCCAACTACCTGCCGAAGTCGTGGACGTTCCAGTACTGGGACGGCGACTCATGGGAGAACCTGGACTCGCGCTCGGGCATCACGGACTGGACGGAGCTTGCGATCAAGACCTTCGAGATCGCCTCCCCCGTCTCGGCGACCAGATACCGGCTGCACATCACGGAGCTTCCCAGCACGGCCTGGCTCTACATGGGAGCCATGCGCCTCCTCCGTTCCGATGGCGTGGACGCTGCGTTCTCGCAGACGATCTGGCAGGCACCGGGGAACGACGGCGATTCCGAGATCCTCTGCGGCATTCACGCCTTCGAACGGCAGGACGCCGACTACTTCAACTGGGAGCTCGCCGCCTTCGATGCCTATCTCGCGACGTCGCTCTGGCGCGAACAGGCCGGGCACCACAGCAAGCTCTACATGCCCCTCTGGAATGACTCGATCCCTTACTGGTTCGTCGCCGACGGCCGCAGAGCGCTTATCGTCGCGAAGCTCAACACGCAGTACGAGCTCGGCTATCTCGGACTCATCGAGCCCTTCTTCTCGCCTGGGCAATGGCCGTATCCGATCGCGCTCGGAGGATCCCTCGCCTTCGGCCCGACGAGGCCGCAGTGGGAGTCGACGGATTGGCGTTGGTCGAACGTGACGATCAAACATCGGGCGTTCACTCACTCGGATCCGGGGACGACGACCAACACCGAACCCGAGTGGCATCAGATGCGAGCTCGCGGCCTGGAGGGAGGCTGGCGCGGATTCGCGGGCCGGCAGAACGACGGGAGCCCCTACTTCGTGAACCGCGGCATCCTCTGGCCTTATGCCTGCGGCCTCACGCTTCTCGATCCGAACATCGACGAGAGCTACACGCTCTGGCCGGTCATGCTGAACTCTGCTGTCCCCAACACCATCGGTCAGCTCTCCGGCGTGGCCTGCGTGAGCGGGCAGGGACTCACGGCGGAGACCATGGTCCGCGTGGGCGTAGTCGACTGGATGGCGCTCCACGACGTCTTCCGCACCGACCGCGATGACTTCCTCGCGATAGCACTGGACTGACCCATGGCCGCTTCCTATCAGACAGGCATCAGCTCCTCCCCCACGAACCTTCTCCAGACCCTCGTGTCGTGGCTCACGTCGCAGGGGTGGACGGTGGACCTCTCCGCGTCGGACGGATCAGGCTGGCGTGCCCACCTGCACAAGAACGGGCTCTACGTGAACCTCCGCTC